CTGCTGGTCTTTGTGCATACACCGATGGTGTTGCTGATCCTTGGTTCTCTCCTGCTGGTTACAATCGTGGAAATGTTCGTGGAGCAATTAAACTATCTTATAATCCAAAACAAGGAGAAAGAGATCAATTATATCGTCATAGAATTAATCCTGTTGTCAACTTTCCAGGCCAAGGTGTGGTTCTGTTTGGTGACAAGACTGCTCTTGCAAAACCAAGTGCATTTGATCGTATTAACGTGCGTAGGTTGTTCTTGGTTCTTGAGAAAGCAATTGCTACTGCTTCTAAGTATCAACTCTTTGAGTTCAACGATGAATTTACAAGAGCTCAATTCCGTAACTTAGTAGAACCTTTCTTACGAGATGTTCAAGGTCGCCGTGGTATCACTGACTTTAAGGTAGTCGCTGATGCAACAAACAATACAGGTGAAGTTATTGATCGTAACGAGTTTATTGGTGACATATACATTAAACCAGCTCGTGCTATTAACTTTATTACCCTAAACTTTATCGCAACTCGAACTGGGGTTGCCTTTAGCGAGGTAGGAGGTTAATCATGGCTAATATAGATGACTTTAAAGCTAACTTAATCGGTGGTGGTGCAAGAGCCAACCAATACAGAGTAACGGTTACTCCACCACCTGGCATTGCAATTGGACTTGATGTTCGTAGAACTTCATTTCTAGTTACTGCTTCTAATTTGCCTGCTTCGACATTGGGTGAAATTGCTGTTCCTTTTCGTGGAAGAAACATTTATATATCTGGTGATCGTCCAGCTCCTGAAGCTTGGACTACTACCTTTATGAATGATACTGATTTCATGATAAGAAATGCAATGGAAAGGTGGCAGAATGGTATCAATGATTATGCAAATAATACTGGTGTAATTAATCCAGCTGATTATCAAACCGATTTGACTGTAGAACAGTTAGATCGTGATGAAACTGTTCTCAAAAGTTATATATTTAGAGCAGCTTATCCATTGACAGTTGGTGCTATTGAACTAACAAATGCTGAGGCAACAGAAATTGAAACCTTTGAAGTTACTTGGAGATATCAGCACTTTGAACCTTCTGGAGTATCGTTCTAATTTACCTACTAAATAGAACGTAGGAGAAAATATATAATGGCTGAACTTTTCGGTTTCCGTATAGAAAGACCAAAAAAAGCAGAGGGTAGTGTACCATCATTCACTACCCCCACTGCTGACGACGGCACACTTGATATTGCTGGCGGTGGTTTTTTTGGACAAATTTTAGACACTGATGGTAGAGAGAAAACCGATTTAGATTTAATTCGGCGGTATCGTGATATAGCTCAACAACCTGAGTGCGATACTGCAATCGAAGATATAATCAATGAAGGTATCGTTTCTAATGAGGATGATCAAGCAGTGCAAATTACTCTTGATCGTTTACCATATCCAGACAAAATCAAAAGAATAATAAGAAAAGAATTTTCTGAAGTATTACGACTTTTGCACTTTGAGCAGAAGGGTCATGATATCTTTAGACGTTGGTATGTTGATGGTAGGTTATTTTACCACAAAATCATAGACAATAAGAATCCAAAACAGGGTATTATAGAACTTAGATACATAGATCCAACAAAAATCAGAAAAGTTAGACAAGTTAAGAAAGCTAAGAGTACTGCTACTGGTGTTGATATGATTGATGCCGTTGATGAGTATTTTCTTTATAATGAAAAAGGTTTGTCTTCTGCCGGAACAGGCGGTGGAGGTTCTGGGTTAAAGATAGCTCCAGACGCAATTTCATATGCACCATCTGGTTCTGTTGATGGTAATTCTGGTAGAGTTTTATCTTATCTACACAAAGCAATTAAACCTGTCAATCAGTTACGTATGATTGAAGATGCTCTTGTTATCTATCGTATTTCTAGGGCTCCTGAGCGCCGTATCTTTTATATTGATGTTGGTAATCTACCAAAAATTAAAGCAGAACAATATCTCAAAGATGTTATGAATCGTTATCGTAACAAATTGGTATATGATGCTTCTACTGGAGAAATAAGAGATGATAGAAATCATATGTCAATGCTTGAAGATTTCTGGCTTCCAAGGCGTGAAGGCGGTAGAGGAACAGAGATTACTACTCTCCCTGGCGGTTCCAATCTAGGAGAGATTGATGACATCACGTATTTCCAAAAGAAACTTTATAAATCTTTGAATGTTCCTATATCTCGTATGGATTCAGAAGCAGGGTTTTCTTTAGGAAGAGCTTCTGAAATAACAAGAGATGAACTTAAATTCTCTAAGTTTGTGCAACGTATTCGTAAGAAGTTTGTACCTTTATTTACAGATATTCTTAAAACACAACTTCTATTAAAGGGTGTTATTGCTCCAGAAGATTGGGATATGATGCAAGAGCATATTCAATATGACTTTCTACAAGATGGTCACTTTGCAGAGCTTAAAGATGCAGAACTTCTTAATGATCGTATACAAACACTTGATTCTATTCAATCATACATTGGTACATTCTTTAGTAAAGAGTATGTACTGAAAAAAGTATTGCGTATGAATGATGCAGAGATTGCAGAAATGAATGATCAGATTAAGAAAGAGCTTACCGTTGATCCATTAGATGGTGGTATAAGTATACCAGATGGAGGTGATGGAATTACACGATATCCACAAGATGGCTCTGGTGGTGTTATTGCACCAGAACAGATGCCGGATTATGAAGATCCAGAACAAGATGGTAAACCAAATGACAAACAAAAATTCGGTGATGAAAAAGGAGATTAATGATGAGTAGAGAATTTGTAGACGCAGTTGTAGCTGGAAATAACATAGGTGCAGAAGAAGTATTTAAATCTACTGTCGGTGCTAAAGTCGGTGATGCTTTAGAAGTAAAAAGACGAGATTTAGCAAACACTTTTGTAAAAACTATGTCAACAGAACCAGAGGACAGTGATGTCTAAGAATTTTAGTGGAGTATATACATCCGTAATTGAGAAGGATGAGCATAAAAAATCTAAGGAGTATAAGAAACTTTCTCCTAAGATGAAGGATGCTATTGATATTATATTCCAAAAAATGGATTCTAAACCTTCAGATTTCCTAAATAGTTTCGAAAAAAGTATAAAAGAAGTATCTAAAAAATATAAAGTGTCCGAAAAGGAACTTTTGAATTATTTTGAGAAAGAAATGTTATCAATCTAAGGGAGTAGATAATGGCCATTGTAACACAGACATTAGTAGATTCGGACTTTGAGCTTGTGACAAAGCACACAATTTCTGGAACAAACGGAGACGCCTTAAAGGTAGTAGACGTTTCAGAAGTTGCTGGTGCAGCTACAAACCCTAGAGTATCTATCGTTGCTGTTCAGTGGACGGTTAGTTCAGTGACAGAGATTGAATGGGACGCTACAACAAACGTAACTGCACTTACACTAAATGGTAATGGTGCTTACAACGGTAGTGGACAATCTTTACCTTCACTTGCAAATAATGCTGGTAGTGGTATTACTGGTGATATCTATATCGAAAATGATAGCGCATGTGTAGGTACTATTATTTTAAAAATGAAAAAAGTATCAGGTTTTGATAATATAACATAGGAAAATGACATGAACACAGTTAAATTATTTTCAGAATCAGTTGAAGAAGTAGAGTACATCTGTGAAGCAAAAGATGATGGTTCAAAAAGTTACAAGATTCGTGGTATTTTTATGCAAGCTGACATAAAGAACCGCAACGGACGGGTATATCCTATGGAAATACTTGAGAATGAGGTTGGGAAGTATAATAAGAACTTTATTAAAGAGAAACGGGCATTTGGGGAACTAGGTCATCCAGAGGGGCCAACGGTCAATCTGGAAAGAGTATCACATATGATTACATCTTTGACGCCTGACGGAAAGAATTTTATTGGCGAAGCTAAAATAATGGACACACCTATGGGTAAGATAGTTAAAAATTTAATGGATGAGGGTGCAAAACTAGGTGTTTCTTCTAGAGGTATGGGAAGTTTGGAATCAAAAGGCGGAGCCAATTATGTAAGAGATGATTTTTATCTCGCAACAGCTGCAGACATCGTAGCAGATCCATCTGCTCCTAATGCTTTCGTAGAAGGTATTATGGAGGGAAAAGAGTGGGTTTGGAATAATGGATCACTTATTGAAGCACAGTTGCAAGGTATGAAAACGAAATTTGATGTTAAGTCGCATCAAAGACAAGCAAAGGTGGAAGCACTGGAGTTTGCAAAATTCCTCAAGATGTTATAACTTATAAATATTAATTACAAAACAAGGAGACACCCTAATGTCCGAATTAGACCAAACAATTGAAGAACTTGAAGCAGAAGTTCTGGCTGAGCTTGAAGAAGCTGAAGACCCTACAAAACAGGGTGCCGGTGCTGCTGAAAAGTCTAAAATGAAAAACGATGCGGAAGACACAGGCGCACCTGTTGTTGACCCAGAGCAAAAAGATGCACCAGCAAAGAAAGCTGCTGCAAAAGCAAAAGAAGTTTCAGGCGATGCTCAACAAAAAGGTGAAGGTTCACCTATGAAACCAGAGAAACTTGCTGCTAGTCACGTTCCAGAAGAAGGTGAAGAGTTAGAAGAAGCTAAAATGACTAAAGAAATGTTGAAAGCTGCAATGCATAAAGAAATGGAAAATATGTCTGCCGTTGATCTTAAAGCTGCATACGAATCAATGCATAGTGAAGAAGAAGATATGGAAGAAGCCATTTCTCCTGAGAAGAAAGAAGCAATCGATGCTCGTATTAAAGACCTTGACGTTAAAGAAGACGTTGATGCTCTTATGACTGGCGAAGACCTTTCTGAAGAATTTAAGACAAAAGCAGCAACTGTTTTTGAAGCTGCAATTAAATCAAAGTTACGTTCAGAGATTGATCGTATCCATGAAGAAGTATCTAGTGAAAAAGAAACAGAAATAGAGACTTTCAAAGTAGATATTACTGAGAAGGTTGATACATATCTCAACTATGTTGTAGAGGAATGGACTAAAGAGAATGAATTAGCAATTGAGCGTGGACTTAAAGGCGAAATTGCAGAAGACTTCATCTCTGGACTGAAACAGTTGT